ACCGATGAACCGGTCGATATACTAGACCGTTTATGGCATGAAGCTGGTTCTAGAAATGTATCTGAAGAAACAGTAAAAGAGTTATTTGAAACTGATCCTAGAGAATTAGCTAAATCATATCTTGATTATCGTAATAATAATCAAAATGGTGGAGCCGCAGAGCTATCTGAAGACAGTATACATAGCCTACAGGGGTCAGTAGGAGGAGAAGAAGCTTATAATGGTATGTTAGAATGGGCTGGACAATCACTCAGGCAAGGTGAAATGGATATGTTTGATGCAGTTATGCAAAGAGGCGATCCTTTATCTTGCTTCTTTGCTATACAAGCTTTAAACTATAGGTACATGGATGCTACAGGAGTGGAAGGAGAAATGCTTACTGGAACAGCAGCACCAAATAAAGCTGATGCATATCGTAGTCAAGCTGAAGTAGTAGAAGCTATGCAAGATCCACGTTATGAAAAAGATCCTGCTTATCGTCAGGATGTTTATGACAAATTAGAACGTTCACCAAACTTACAATATTAAGGAGTATCATTATGGCATATGGAGCACTGGCAGCATCAGAGGCACTAGCATCGAGTAGGTCATTAACCTCGAGAGAGAAGAGAAGGAGAAAGACTAAGGCAAAAAGGGAAAGGGAAAAAGAACAAAACTCAAGTCGTAGAGGTAGGAGGGGAGAACCTGAACTACCTCCAATTGAACTTCCTGTTCAACCTCCTAGGAAAGGTCAAATACCTCCTATAGGTAGACACCCTCGTAGGAGAGCTAGAAGGGCTACCTTGCTTGGACTAGGAGCACCTGGTCCCCAAAGGTTAAATACGGGTTCCAGACCAAGTAGGCGGGATCTTAATAGAATACTTTCAATAGCTGCAGCACAAGCTAGAACTCGTAGAGGTAGATAAATGTCTGATAGTACTACAGCAAGGATTAAAGCAGCTTACAACTCATACTCAAAAGATTTAGGTAGACCTTTAACTCAACCTGAAAAAGATGCTATACGAGCACATGAGTTAAGATATCTGCATGGATTAAGAGGGAAAGTAAAAGAGGCTACTCGTAAAGCTAAATCTAAAAAGAATTAATTATGTCTATCATCTACAATCCAAAAGCAGCATCACGTGCTGATACTTTTCAAATAGAATATATGATTAACAAAACGGGTGACAGATGGTTCATCCCTTATAATGATAATGACACTATGGCCAACCAAGCTTCACGTTGTAACGTAATGGTTGGTAATACTACTGATGGAAGTTCTTGTGGCTCTGGTGTAGTACCATCATAATAAACATGGCGGCTCGCTTGTCGAAGCAGTAGAAGCCAACGGGATCCACGACCGTTCATTCCTAACGGAACGCATGAAAACCAATCATGGAACGGGGGTTGGTTACTAAGGAGAAGACTATGAAAGTCCAACTAAAGTATCGCGGTATCCCTTATACCAAAACTATTTAAACTTTAACAATGAAACTTATTGCACTTGCCGCTCTGGCATCCACCACAGCACTGGCGACACCTGCATCAGCCGGTATCTATGCCAACGTAGAATCCAACGGGGCTCGTGTGGGCTCGGAATATACAGGTTCTGTAACCGACGTTCACGTAGGTTATGAAACAGCTGCTGAGAATGGTTCTTCCTTCTACATTCAAGGAGGCCCAGCCATTGTAGCTGAACAAGGTATAGATTCTGACTGGCGACTATCTGGTAAAGTAGGTGGAAATTTCCAAGCTACTAATAACCTCGGAGTTTATGGTGAAGTCTCACTGCTAACTGCAGATGAAGATACTGATGATGACTCAAGTTGGGGTACCAAAGTCGGGGTTAAATATAACTTCTGATGAAGTACATAGATTCTCCATGGGCCTTAGCACTCATAATGTTTGGGTTCTTTGTGTTCGTGGAGACTCTACACATGATCGAACATAAACATTGTAGAGAATGTCCAACGTGCGAAATCACAGAAAACTACTAACCCTGTGCGGCGGAACCGTACAATAGGGTAAACAACCTATACACATTTATTATGGCCATTAATACCAATACAGTAGCAGGTACAGTAGTAGCTGCTCAGAACCAATGGAATACAAAACTCATCGTACCTAACGATGTCAGCATAGCAAGCTCCACAGACTACCAATCAATTCTTAAGTTTAGATTAGGTAAGTATGAACGTGCTATATTCCGTTGCTATCTAGATTCAGCATACGATGCAGATGGTGACCTTAAGTATAAGATCATCACTCCAACTAATACTGTATCTTACAGAGCTAGGAACATGGTATCTGAAGCACCTATCTCTGGTGCTGTAACAGAAGCTGTAACATTCGATGTAACAACTGCAGGTTCTCCTGAAGTTCAAGTCGTAGCAGCTGATGGTGCTTACTATGCATTCATTGAAGGTACTATAACCGCTGGTGATACAGCAGGTGACGTAGACCTACAAGCTGCACAGGTAACAAGCTCAGCAACAGCTACTGTTATCAAGTTCGGTACCTACTTAGAGTACCTTAAGTTCTAATTAGGGTGGGGAGCACCTCAGAGTCGGACTCCCCTCTCATTGGCATTGGCCCTTACGAGGATACCCTTTGCCGTCTAGACGGTGGGATAGACCACAAAAAATTTAGAAAAAATTTTCAATCGATTGAGAGACTGTTAACTATACAATTACTCTCGCATAATGGCTACACTAACTCAGTCAGTAGTAGGTACCCTTAATAAGGCTGCTTCTAATACTGCTGGCTCTGTCGATTACGACGTTAAATATAAAACCTATCTAAAGCTGTTCTCTGGTGAGCTTTTCAAAGCTTATGAGTCAGCAACGATAGCTAAGGGAACTGTACAAAACCGTACACTAAAGAACGGTAAGAGTTTACAGTTCATCTTCACAGGCCGTATGCAAGCTGCTTATCATACTCCAGGTGAACCCATTCTCGGATCGGGTGATCCTCCAGTAGCAGAGAAGACTATCCTATGTGATGATCTTCTCATAAGCTCAGCTTTCGTATATGATCTTGATGAAACACTTGCTCACTACTCCCTGAGAAGTGAGATCTCTAAGAAGATCGGTCATGCTTTGGCCGAAGCTTACGATAAGAAGGTATTCCGTACCATCGCAAAAGCAGCTCGTGAAGCTCATCCAATCACTGCATCACCAGGTCCAGAACCAGGTGGTTCAATTATCAAAATTGGAGCTAACAATGAGCATGATGCACAGAAGCTAGTTGATGCTTTCTTTGAAGCAGCTTCAATTCTTGATGAAAAGAACCTTCCTAAGCAAGGTAGGACTGCTGTACTTTCTCCACGTCAGTACTATGCTCTCGTATCTCAGGTTGATTCTAACATCTTGAACCGTGATTACGGTAACAACCAAGGTAACTTGAACTCTGGTGAAGGACTTGTATCTATTGCAGGTATTGACATCAAGCGTTCTAACAACTTACCTTTCAAAGCTGGTACTGTTAATTCACAGTCTGGTGAGAACAATGCTTATGACGGTGACTTCTCACAACATGCAGGTCTTATCTATCAGAAGGATGCTGCTGGAATTGTAGAAGCAATTGGTCCTCAAGTACAAACAACCGGAGCCGATATTAAGACAATGTATCAAGGCGACTTGATCGTTGGACGTTTGGCAATGGGAGCTGGTACTCTAAACCCTGCTGCTGCAATTGAAATCCAAACTGCTTGAGGTAAACTATGTCAGTTAAACCTGGAGTGGCTACAACTAGAACTCTTTCTGCTGGCCGTGGTGTCGGCGGAACTGGTTCTGAAACAAAAGCTGGCTCGACTCCTCTAGAATATGGAAGACAAGTTCAATCGGACGGTCTTACTGCTAGAGGCGACGCTTAAGTAATTTACTAATACAATATTATGGCTGCAAATCCTGCAACACAAGCTGGTAACAACGGCGTTTCAGGAGCCACAACTGGTACTGAAGCTTGGCGTAAGTCAGTGGCTATGACTCAAGGCGGAACATATTCACAATCTGCTGTAAAGTCTGTCACAAAAAACCTACGCTTTGCTTATAAAGTTCCAGACTGTGACTCACCTGGAAATCAAAGATAAACAAACTGGGGGACTTCGGTCCCCTTTTTTTATTAACATAAATTATTATTATGCCTATACCTACCACTAACGCTACCCAAGAATTACCTGCTATAAACGAAATACTAGCGTCAGTAGGTCAAGCGCCTGTAACTACGTTAGATCAAACCAACCCAGACGTTGCGATTGCTTACGATACCTTGCTACAAGTTTCAAGGGAAGTACAGGCTGAGGGATGGACTTTTAATAAAGATTTCGATGTTAAAGTGACACCCGATTCAGATGATTATATAAAAATACCTAACAACGTTTTACAAGCAAAGTTAAATCAGCATAACCATAGAGGTACTTCTGTAGTAATCAGAAGAGACCCATCAGATAATGAGAAGAAACTATACGATAGAACTGCTGATCCATCTACTTATAAATTCACCGATGCAACTTACAGATTAGATTATGTATACTATTTTGATTGGATAGATTTACCTACACCAATACAAGACTTTATAGTAGCTAGAGCTGCTGTTATAGTGTCTAGTCGTATTGTAGGAGATTCAACACAATATCAAATGTTACAACAAAAAGAAGCGTACAACAGAG